ATTATTACTGACAGAGATCCAGAATGGACAATGAATCAATACCTGAGAAATAGAGGTGGCGCTAGTATGAAACTATTGAGTCAAGCACCTTTCACAGGTAGTGAAGATGCATTACTTTTTAACAGCCTAAGCTTTATGTATAAAAATTATGGATAAGTATATATATAGGGCTAAGTTAGTAAGAGTAGTGGACGGGGATACCTTTGATGCAATGATTGACCTGGGGTTTGATACATGGATAAAACGTAGAATCAGACTGAAAGGCGTAGATACGTGGGAATCTAGAACTCGTAATAAAGCTGAAAAAGTAAAAGGTTTAGCCGCTAAGGCACGAACGAAAGAAATATTAGTAGATGTAAGTTGTGATTCAGGCTTATGTAGGCTTAAATCATACGGTACAGGTAAATATGGACGTGTATTAGGTGAAATATTTATTAAAAATGATAAAGGAGAAGAGTTGTGTCTTAATCAAACACTAATTGATGAAGGGCATGCTTATATTTATAATGGAGGTAAGAAACAAATATTTAAGTCATGAAAAAAATTAGAACAATTACATTAGCCTGTTTATTATTATTTAGTAGCTGTGCATCTTCTAAGCCAGCTCAAGAAACAAAACCTCATCCTAAGATTGAAATAACAAAAGATATGCTTGGAGAAAAAGGATCCAAAGGTCTTATGGAATTACTAGTATCTGGATTAATTTTATATACTATTTTTATATTTACCAGTAATTAATTTACTTTAAACTTTTATTATTTAAACTTTCTTTATATATTTGTTATATATTGTTTAACCTAAAACCAATAATATGGCAGAAAATATAGACCAAGTTCCTAATGAGGAACAGTTAAGTCCTGAAGAAATACAGGAGAGAAGGCAAGAGCTAACTAACTTCTATAAAGATGGTAGCAAGCACTTGAAAGTTCAATTAGAGTATGAGACTCTATTAACAAGTATAGAAGAGCAGAGAGCAAAAAGGATGCAAGCATCAGTATTTTTGGCTAATGCTTTTGCTAAAGAAGAAAGTAATAACCAAAATCAACCGGATGAAACTAATTAAAAAAGGTAGTAGAGGCCCGGAAGTCCATAGATTACAAACTGTTTTAAAACTCAAGCAAGACGGTGTTTTTGGACCAGGCACAGAAAAAGCAGTAATTAGATTTCAGTTAGCCTATGATTTAAAACCAGATGGAATTGTAGGTTCAAGTACATGGGAACGTCTTTTGATAGGTAGCACTTATCAAGAAGAAGCCATAGATGAAGATACAGATAATCAATCTGCAGTATGGGAAACAAACTATGGTCAAACAATCCATAGATATTATTTACCCAAAGGTGAATATCTTGACGGACCAGTAGTAAATGAATACGCGTTTTTGCATCATACTGCTGGAAGGCACAATCCATTTAGAGTGATTGATCATTGGGGTAGAGATACAAGAGGAAGAGTTGCTACTGAGTTTGTATTGGGTGGTAAGTGTTCTAAAACTGGTAATGAAGATTATGATGGTGTAATGGTACAAGCATTTCCTGAAGGCGGATATGGTTGGCACTTAGGTAAAACGGGTAGTGGTCATATGAACAGACACTCAACCGGAATAGAAATTTGTGCTTTTGGATATTTAAAAGATGGTAAAACTTATGTTAAAACATCTGTACCAGAAGATCAAATTTATACTTTAAAAGAACCTTTCAATGGTTACACACAATTTCATTCTTACACAGATAAGCAAATGGAAGAAGTAGCTAAATGGATCAAGTTTATAGCTGAAAGAGATAATATTGATGTAAGAATAGGTTTAAAACAATGGATACAAAAATATGGTCCAGTTAAAGCATTTGGATTTCAAGAAGATGCTTACTATGGAAAAGTTAAAGGTTTATTGACCCATACTAATGTAAGGAGAGATAAAACAGATTGTTATCCGGATGAAAGATTAATTGAAATTATACTTAATTTGTAAAATGGCAATAGTAAATAAAGTAGAGTTTAAAAAGCAAGTGACAATAAAAGATACAATAGCGTATCAGATATTGTCATACTGCTTTTTTAATGATATACATATCAGCAACACAGATTTAAAACTTCTTACACACTTAGCAAAACAAAAGGGTGTTGAGTTGACAAAGTTTTGTATCTACTTGACTGATAGTAATATATTTAAAAGTAATCAGTCTGCAAGGAATGCTATTACAAAAGCACAGAAAAAAGGATTGATTATAAAAAATGGAGTCAACAAGAAGACAATTAACCTAAATACTGACATGAATGTCCAGATTGAGGGAGTTGTTTTGTTAGATTATAAAATATTAGGACGTGAGGCCCAAAAGTCACAAGCAGTTTAAAGAAGAGATTGCAAAAGAAGTGGGAGTACACCCTAAAGTTGTAGATGACTTTATAACTTTTTATTATGCAAGAGTTAGAAAAGCTTTATCTACGCTAGAATATCCTAGGATACTTGTAGATGGACTTGGTACGTTTTTTATTAGGAAAGGAAAACTTGAAAAGGCTATAAAAAGAAACAAAAGTATGTTAGGTAATCTTAGAAAAAGAACCTATAAAGGATATGAAAAGACTTATGCAATAAATAGAAAGCTTGAAGAGATGGAATCAGCTATAAGGATTATTGATAAGAACTTAGAAAATAAAAAAGAGTTTAAAAAGATTAAAAATGCCAATAAATAAATATCTTAATGCCTTAAAGAATATTAGTCATATCTATGATGGCATTAAGAATGATTTATTTAGAAAAGAACATGTAGAAAAGATTGCTGAATCAAGACTAGCAATTTGTGAAACTTGTAAAGAGTTTGATAAAAAAGGTACAAAATGTATGGCACCAGGTACTCAACCTTGTTGTTCATTATGTGGTTGTTCTATGCATTGGAAATCAAGATCTATGGCTTCAGAATGTCCTGCAGGTAAATGGGAACAACTGTTAACACCATTAGAAGAAGATAAATTAATATACAACAATGATGAAAATTAATTATATATACACAGATAATACAACAACGTATACAACAGATACACAAAATGGTATGTGGTATACTACAATAAGCATTTGATATGGCAATAGTATTTAAAGAAGAAGGTCACATCTATGAAAGCACTGACAAGGACAAAATAAATTGGACTAGTGTTACAGGATTCATAGGTATGTTTAAACCTAAGTTTGATGCAAAAGCTCAAGCTAAAAAATCTTGCAAAAACAAACGTTCTAAATGGTATGGTATGACTGAAAAAGAAATACTACTAGCATGGAAGAATGAAACAGATAGAGCTATAAAGCTTGGTAACTTTTATCATAATCAAAGAGAAGCTGATATGATAGAGTTTGATAATATAACTAGATATGGATGCACATTACCTATATTTAGACCTGAGTTTAATGAAAAAGGTGGCAAGATTGCACCAGAACAAAAGTTAGATGATGGTATCTATCCTGAATTATTAGTGTATCTGAAATCAGCAGGATTATGTGGTCAAGCAGATTTAGTAGAAATAGTAAATGGTTATATAAATATTACAGACTATAAAACTAATAAAGAGATTAAAGAAAAAGGATTTACAAATTGGGAAGGTATAACTAGTAAAATGTATAATCCAGTTAGTCATTTAGATGATTGTAATTTGAATCATTATAACTTACAATTGAGTATTTATGCGTATATTATTAAAAAGCACAACCCTAAACTTAGAGTTGGTAATCTTAAAATTCAACATGTTAAATTTAAACAAGTTGGAACAGACTCAAACGGGTATCCAATTAATGAACATGTAGATGGAGAGCCAGTTATTGAGAATATAAAAATGTATAACCTGTCATATCTTAAGGATGAAGTAGTTCAACTTATTAAGTGGCTTAAAGAAAATAAATAATGCCAAAAGTAACCCTAAAAGTAGTAAACCCTTATCCGGTCAAAGGACCCACAGGAACTAAAATTGTATGCAATGATCCTAGAGACGCTGTAATTCATTCTGAATTAATTTCAGTTATTATGCCCTATTATAGTCCAATAACACAATCATATATAAACGGTATTAATGTAGTGTACATAAAAGATACTACTTCAATATTAATTGTGAAACAACCTTACTCTCAATTAGTAGCATTAATGAATGAGAATGCTTATGCTCCAGTATCAGTTGGAACTGGAGATACTGTAGATTCAGGCGGTGGTGGACCTGTAGATGATGGAGGTAATACAGGAGGATCAGGCACACCTGCAGGAACATTTGTAGGAAGTTTAGGTACTACATTTAATGGAGGATGTTTATCAATTACTAATCAAAATTATAAACATAATGGAAGTGGAGCATTGCCAGTAGCTGGTAATAAAGTATTTTTGACTGATGGAACTACTCTATTAGCTAATGGATACTACGGTATTAATTCATCAGGAACAACACCTGTAGCAACAATGAAAGTTAACGCTGGTTATGTACAAACAGGATGGCCTATTAGTTGTACTGACTTACAACAAATTTATGAATAGATGATAGTAAGATTATTTGACATACAAAATGCTAAAGCCGTACCAACAGAACATTGCTATACTTTGAAGTTTTTAAAGGATATAATGAAAACTTATCCTGATACATATATGAAAGTATATCAATATTTGTTTTACATGGCCTGCCCTAACCCAGACCTCAACCCTTTTTTTAATTTACCCGAACATGAAAAGGAAGACATAATTATAGAAGAAATAGGATTAGAAGAGTCTACTGAAGATCCAAAGATTAGATATTCTCTTGATATGTGTAAAAAATTATATGAAACTCCTACCTACAGAGCTTATGTAGGTATTAAATCTATGCTTGATAGACTTGCTAAGTATATGGAAGTCACACAGATAGAGCATGGAAGAGATGGAAATATTAACTCAATGGTAAATGCTGCTGCTAAGTTTGAACAAATTAGACAGTCATACAAAGGTGCATTTACTGATATGAAATCTGAGCAAGAAAGCTCTGTGCGTGGTGGACAGGGGCTTGCTTATGACCAAATGTAAAACTAAATTTAAAATTATGAAAACCAAAGTAATACCAGTAGGTAAAAGAGTCCTTATTAAAAAGAAAGATGCAGATGCATACTTTCAAGGCACAAGCATTATGATTCCAGAAAGTCAAAGACAAGAAGAACTTAAAGGTTATGTCATTGCAATTGGTAAAGAAGTTGATGAAGTTAAAGTAGGTGATTGTATACAATACGCTGATTATGCATTGCCAACTAAAATGAAACATCAAGGAGAAGATCATTTACTAATAGCGGCAGGTGATATATTTGCTGTTTTAGTAGATATAAAAGTGTAATAAATAGTCTGTAATGTATAACATACCCACGCTTGATAATGGAGAATGGAAAATTACAAAGTTTAGTTCTGATAAGAAACTAGCAGAATTTGTATTGACTATATTTAAGGAGCCGGGTAAGTACAATTTTGACAAGACAGCACTTATATTTAATGCTGAAGCACGTAGATTTAATAAAGATGGTTTCTATTGTGGTGCTCCTTTTAGATCAAAAGACTTTATGTCTTATTGGGATGATCAAAAAAACAAGTGTAGATTAGGTGTTATTTATAAAGTAAAAAATAATACTTGGTTTATAACAAGAGATTATTACATGTGGTTAAATTTTCTACCTATCTATGATAAGGAAGAAAAAAAATATGGCTTTGCTAAAGTCAGAGATGCTCAATATCACATGGCACTGTATGAAATACTAGCAGAGCTTAGCAATAAGCACTGCGCTATTCTGAAAAAACGTCAGATAGCATCATCATACTTTCACATGGGTAAAATCATAAACACGTATTGGTTTGAAGAAGGGGCTGTATGTAAAATTGGTGCATCACTAAAAGATTACATAAATGACAAAGGATCTTGGAAGTTTCTTGATGAATATAAAACATTCTTAAATGAACATACAGCATGGTATAGACCAAGCACACCAGAAAAAGTTTTACTTTGGGAACAAAAGATTGAGGTTAGAGTCAACAATAGAAAAACAGCAAGAGGATTAAAATCTAAAATACAAGGAGCATCATTTGAAAAAAATGCAACTACTGGAGTTGGTGGACCAACCACATACTTCTTTCATGAAGAAGCGGGTATTGCACCCAAGATGATGGATACATATGAATATTTAAGACCTGCTATGTCCTCAGGTATGATGACTACTGGTATGTTTATAGCAGCAGGATCAGTTGGAGATCTTGAACAATGTAACCCTTTAAAAGAAATGATTCTTAATCCAATTGCTAATGATATATATGCCGTAGAAACTAATCTAATGGACGCTGACGGCACTACAGCACTTGCTGGACTGTTTATACCAGAGCAGTGGTCTATGCCCCCTTATATTGATGATTTTGGGAATAGTAAAATTGAAGAGGCTTTAGAATCAATTATAGTTGAAAGGAAAAGATGGAAAGCTGAGCTTACACCAGAACAGTTTCAACTTAGGATATCTCAGAAACCAATGAATATAGCAGAAGCTTTTGCATATAGAAAGCAATCTATATTTCCTCAAGGTATACTACAGAAGCAAATGAAAAAAATCTCTG